ATCGCTGCATTGGCAGCGGCGTTGGTCACCGCACCGCCTACAAAGTTGGAAACGGCACCGCCGGGTGCGCCAAAGAAGGCAGTTGCGCCACCGATTGCGGCGCTCTTGAGCACATCCTTGATATTGCCACCACCCAACGCCGTTATCGCACCAGAGGCCAAACCCATTTGTGCGGCAGCGCCAGCGGCTCCAGTAAGGCCAAAGGCTCCCGGTCCAATGAACGCGGCCAACGCAACCGTGCCCAAGACACGGCCAATCGGGCTAGAGACAATATTTTTGACGGCTCCGGCGACACCCTTGACGGCTCCGGCGACACTCTTGACAGCTCCGCCTACGGCGTTACCGACACTTTTAAGCGTATCCTTAAACCAGCCATATTCGGGCAAACCTGTGGCAGGGTTGATGGTCCCCATGCCTCCCTTGGCACGAAGCATCTTGGCTTCTTTGGGGGTGATATGCGCCAGCATGGTGTCTTTGCCGCGACCTTTGGAAGCAACTAAATGAGCTGCCTCAGCAATTCCACCTCTGGCCATGCCAGCAGGTGGCATTGGTGCAGGGGTTACGGGAGCAGCACCCTGTGCACCTTGGCGGGTTTTTCTGGCCTGCATGATAACCATGCCCACAGTGGCCAAAAACTCAGGGTCGTATTCTTCGGGGAAATCGCCCTCAGAGACGATTCCTGCCTCAATCATGTCCTTCAAGCACTGCGCGTATTCATTGGGGTTATCGTGCATGTACTGCACGATTTGCAGCAACTGGTCCAACGTTTCATCGGGCAATTGGTCCAATGCGGGGGCAAGTTTGCCTAATTCAGCGTTGACCGCTGCATATGCATCTGGACTGGCATTTTGCAAACCCTGTTGGACTGCATCGTAGGAATCGTCTAATCCCAATTGAGGCTGGGCCGATGCGCTCTCTGCGGGGAGAGCCATAATGCCTTGAGGATTTGCTGTTGCCATGGTGGTTCCTTTTACAGATGAGCTATTCTATTGGGTTAGGTCAAAAAACGAAATAGCGCCAAGCCCGTCGCCTGTCGTGGCTCCGGAAATGGTTCGTACCCCAAGGGTATAAATATCGCTGACATTCGTCAACGACACGCCAAGCTGCAAATCCCAGTTGTAACCTGTTGGTTCAATTGTGCTGGTTTGGCCGCCGCCGCCTGAGTTGGAAATGTAGCCATTTTGAACAATCGTCCCTGCCGCAGAGATGGCGGTAGCAGCAACGTCATACTCAACATTGCTGTCCGAGGGAACGGTGGCCGCCCATGTGGCCCCCGTCAATGTGGGATTCTTGATCAATGCAATCTCATAGTTTTGCAAAGTGGTTGGCTGGAACTGAATAGATTTTGGAATGACCACTGCGCCCAAAGCTGACGAAGCCAAGCGGATGGACACAATCGGGAAGAAGTTTGCCGCAGTGTTGATGGTGTTGAAAATGGTCGTGCGCCGTGCAATGTGTTCCACGGAAATTGCCTCAAATCCTCCCTCGGATACAACAGAGGAGCAGACCTGTGTCAGCGTTGCAGCAAGAGCAGACGTAGAAGTGATTTCGTACCGCACAGGCAAGATGGCCGTGGTCATGTACACCGAGGTTATTTCGTTAGCGTTTTGAAAGGTGTGGCACACAATATATGCGCCATTGATGATGAAACCACAGCGAACAGAGCCTACGCCCAACCATTCAAAATCCATCCACAAAATCTGCGCCTTAGAGTCATCCAAGGTCAGGCCAGAAGCACCTGTGCCATCAAGCTTGTCCCCATTCCAGTCAGCTTGGTTCACGGTCCGCGCATCGCTGGTTGTGCCGGATGTGTAGGAGCGAAGCACAAAGGACAACGTGCCGTCGATCTTTTGGAAGAACACCCCGTTTTGGGTATTGAAATACCCAACACGCTGGGTAAGGTCTAGGCTGTTGCTGGAGTCCATCACAAAGGTTGCCAACACCAGCAAGCTTTTGCCCGGTTGATACAGCATATTGCGGTATGTTTGACGGACCACGGAGCCAACACCCCCTGCTGTGACCGCCATGGCCACAGAGGACTGATTGGTCACAAAAGTGGCTGATCCTGTGCCTGTTGTGGCAGTGCTAAATTGATTGTCAATCGCGTACCTGTTTTGGCTGTCAAACAAGGAATAGGGTGTGCTGGTGCGCAAACGACCAAAAGCATCCGTATTGGTGCCGTTAATTGAAACTGGGAGTGTGTCTATGTTTGCCATAAGCTGCCCAAATAGGTTGTCAAGACGGTTGAAGTACAGACGCAAGACGTTGTTGAACTGCTCCTGATATTGCGCGTTGTATTGAACCGGCGCACGCGGCAAGTTTGGCGCAGCTACCCGGTTGAGTTCAAACTCCGTGGTGACAATCAAGCTCATCGTCTGCCATCCTGACGGATATCAATACGAGGTGCGCCCAACTGCCACGTTGTATCGACTTGATTAGAGTGGACCTTAATAGACAACTGGCGACCACGCACGCGTGTGTACACCTGACCGGTGAACTGCTCTACTGGAATCTCCGCAGTACGAACAACAGGCGCTGAATTTGATCCGCCAATTGATGCTGGGTCGTTGTACCCAGAGCCGGAGTTTTGCAACGGCAACAAGGTGAATGTTGCTGTGGGGGACGCGGCGGTTGATCCACGGAAGGTGATATCAGGAATCATGCGCCAGATGAACGCAAAGTTGTGGCCGTCACCAATATCGAACTGCGCAGAGGTAATGTACGCCTCAATAGGCAAATCAGTGCCCGTGACGTTGTCGTTCAGGCCGTTTTCATGCTGCACCAAATTGTTGGAGTAGGTCGCTGCAATTGGATATTCCTGCAAGCCAGAATCCAGCCATGCAGTTCTTTCCATCGTGCCATAGCACCACACATCTTCCAAGTAGTTGTATGTCACATACCGATCAATCGTTGAGCTGTTGGCAGAACAGTAGAACCACCACACTTCGTTGAAAGATTCCACTGTCCCTGCAAAAACCTGTGGGTACTGTAGTGGGTTGAGGTCCTTAAAAATGTATTGGCGCAGATCGCAGCGAAGTGTTTTGACGCTACCGTCATACATGTAGAACTTGTCCACGCCCATCCAAAAGGCCACACCCGAAGCAATGATTGCTGCATTGGGGCTGGCAATTGACAGGTTGTCGCCCAAAAGCTGAGATCCCCAGACATAGGGCGGGCCCAAATACTGCAAAGAGTACAGCGATGAGTCTGTCCAAACCACAATCTCTTGGCGGACCTGAACGGTGGCAACAATCCTCGATCCATGTGACAGGCGCACACTGCCTGCCTGATTGGTGGCAGTCGGTGTCCAGTCCGCCGCATTCTCTTGGTCCGACCAACGAATCACCATGGGGTCTTGGGAAGTAGAACCAATCTCGTTTGCACCAAACGCCAAAACAAAACGGCTGGTATCCGAAATGGTCAGGGTTTCCTGTATGGTTGGTGTATCAGACGCTCCGGCCAAGGCGGACAAGGGAAGGGCGCGGGGAGAAATGGTATGTACCCCCGACTGTGTCCCTGTTGTAGTGATGGCTGCGCCGCCGTAAGTGGCGGACAAGTTGCAAGTTGTTCCAGTGGAGTTGAGCACATAGTAGACCGTGCCCACGGACAACCCTGTTGGCAGCTCTCCTGTTGTCGTCAAGGACAACGCCTCTCCATCAATTAAATTGATGGTGGAAGACAGCACCGCAGGCGAAGCAATTGTGACACTGGCCACGACACCAGAAACGCCATAGCTGGCGTTCCAGTAATAGATGCCGTTGTTCTGTGGCCCAAAGATCAAGTCTTCGCCAAAGTTGTTTTGGCTCCAAAGACGGATGGGGTTTGTGGAGGACAGGCCATTGCCCCATGTACCAGCACCCCACGGTCCTGCGCCCCAACCGGTGATGGGGATGGCTGAGGCGGAGCCGGTGTTGATTTGGTACTGCGCCACGACGCTTCCGCCGTGGCCCGTGTCGCCTGCCGTGGCAACCACGGGGACGGTGATGGTATAGACGTTGGTGTTGACAACTGAAACTTGAAACTCGTTGGTCAGGATGGTTGCCGTGATGTTTCCGCCAAGGCCCGTGATTCCTGCACCGCTGTAGGTCACAAAGTCGTTTGTGATGCAGCCGTGGTCGGGGTCATAAACGCTGACGACGGAAGAGCCCGTAGTGGCCGTGAACGGTCCCCCTGTCGGATGTGAGCCGTCGTAGGCAGTCAGGGTGACTGTTCTACGGATGGGGGTTATGTCGTAATAGTTTCCGCCGTTGCTGATGTAGAACTTGAGGTTGGTACCAACACCTAAAAGGTTCTGGGAACCCAGTGTGACCCAGTTCCACAAGGAACGGCAAACCCCTTGAAAAACTGCCGCAGAGATGCGCTGCCAGCCGCCAATTTTCTCTGGTGTGCCCTGACGGAATCTGATCTTTTCAGATTCGTACCACCCGCCCTCATTGGTGTAGCGGGTGTTCTCCCGATTCACCCCGGGCTTTGGAAGTATTTTCTGTAAGGGCATCTCTCACCTCACTGGCAGCAGTTAAACACGTGCAAGTTTCTCACGGTTTCAAGCTTCAGGCCAGTTCTGTGCATCCAACACGGCCATCAAAGCAGGCACGTCTGTGGCAGCAGCAATGGCTGCAACCAATCGGGTGCATTCGGTGATCACTGCGGCACGGTACGTGGCTGTTGCGGCAGGGATGTCCACGTTGCGCTCAACTTTGCGGATCACCATCCAGTCAGTGGCTGACATCAGCTTGTTGGCGGTTTCCTTGATTTGGGCGGTCCACTGAGACTTCAAGCCCTTGGCGATCAGGCGCTGTGCTGTGTTGACCATGCCGCCTTGACCGTTGTTTGCGGTTGCGTCATAAACCTGCACATACAGGGGATTGCCTTGTTCGTCCGACTCTTCCCTGTCGTTGAGTTCTTTGGCCGTCGCGGCGTAGGATGCCTCAACAGTGCTGTTGACTTCGTTGACACGGTAATCAGCGGGGGACACCCAGTAGAAGCGGTCATCGGAGCGAACGCCCTCGACAATCTCCCACACACCGGCTTGCAACTTTTCCTCGGGTGTGGATGAGCGAAGGAACTTGCTGGAATACTGCTTGTCCCCCACGGTGAAGGGCATATCCATTTGAAGCATTTGGCGGACTGCGCCATTTTGAACGACTGCGAAGCTCATGGTTTTTTCTCCTTAACGAGCGTTTGAGTATTTGAAGGGATTCTCTGCGAAGGCGGCATAAATGTATGTACCACCGCTGGCGTTTGTGTGTGTTCCAGTGTCTCTCATCTTCATCCCATTTGAAACAAAATCAAGGTCATTTTCTGTCCCTTCCGTTCCTGATGTATTAGGGTATAGAGTTTTTGCTACTACGTTGGATGGGTCAATTGTGCTAGTGTATGAATGCCAATTATTTCCTGCATCTATTCGTCTAATAATTACAAACCTCGGCCTAAACCCCAAGAACACAAAAGGCCCATCAGCACTTCCATTGCCTGTGTAGCTACCAAATGCTGAATAGCCAGCGACTGCGGCAAAGGCATAGCAAACAATGGTAGTCCCGCTTCCGTTGACATCGCCCTGATTACGAAGCGTAATGACAGTAGAGGATGGCGCTGTATTGTTTAGTGGATTAGCACCAGTGCTCTGAGCCGCTGTTGTATTTAATCGCACATCGTAGTTGTAACCAGATAACCCTGTATGCCATACCATCCAATCAGTGACAGAAGCACGGGGTTTCCAAATCAAGAATTTTGGAACTGCGTTAAGTCCATGACCTATGGTTTTATTGTCTATTCCAGTTCCTGTGTAAGTCATTACAGAAAACCCAGAAGATGGGCTTGCACTTACAGTTGTAGTAATAGTGCCGTCTGTATTTGTAACTGCTGTACCACCCGCCTTCCATTGCCAACCAACAAATGTAGCCGCATTCAAATTACTGTCGCTATCCGAGCCAACCGAAAAGCCGTTAGAGTTAAATGCCGTCAGACTTTGACTGTCGCTTGCTTCTGCATCTGTAGCGTTTGAATACAATTTTTTGTAAATTCCACGAACAGAATCAAAAAGAACATTGTTTCTTGCCGCACTGCGAGACTTGTACCAAACAAAATCAGGTTGGAATGAAACGCCATTGACAGAATTGCTGATTGATTGACTTGTTCCATTACCCGTATACAGCGTAGCCGCCATGTAGCTCGCACCATTGTTGATGGTGGGGGCAGACAGGTTGAAAGTGTTCAGCGACTTGTATCCAGATGGAGGAGTGTAGGTAAAGGGGCGTTGGCCGAAGTTGAATGAAGCAACAACAGATACAGTTCCTGAGCCATCTTGCGTATACGCAAAAAAATTACCACTACTTGTTGCGTAAGTAATTGACCCTTGACTTGAGTTATTTTTATAAAAAGTAATTGTTCCACCATCAACATCAACTGCACATCCTATTGTGTCGTTGGTTGTGAATGTTGCACCATAAGATGTAGTAGACCCATCAACGACTTTATTTCCGTCACTTTTATAAAGAACATAACTTCCAACCGTTGAATTAGAAACTCCAACACGAATATTGTCTGCAACAGTTGTTGCCGAAGTTGGTAAAAATTCAAAATAATATTTTCCAGATGATGGAATTGCAATTGTGCTAAATGCACCACCACCACCTGTAGTTCCAGTAGTTACATCAAGATTGCCATTTGCAATAGTTGTTGGAGAAACAACAGAAAGCGGGTTCATCACACAGTAATTCCCCCGCACCGTTGCACCCACATCACCAGCGGTGTTGTATGGCATCCAAAGCGTTGGAACGTCCACCATGCTGTCGTAGGTCGTGCCTGCGGTCAGGCTGATGTTGTTTGCAGTCCAGTTGTTGCTGTTGCCGCTGTAGTCATACCCGATGGTCGTGGTGCTGGTGTTGTCCTTGAAGTTCAAGTAAAAACCATTTGTGCCATAGGTGCCTGTGTAAGGCATCGGGATCCACGCGCCCGAGAGCGAGTCGGTTGTGCCAAAGGATGATGGTGTTAAAGCTTGACCGTCAATGAAGTTGACTTCGGTCAGGTATCCGTCAAAGTAGTTAGCCGCAGAATACGGGAGTCTGTTAATAGTATGACCAACTGCTTGATTTATTCTTGAAGCTGTATTTTGTGCAAGGTAGGTTGCAGTTCCAAATGCAGTGATTTGCACATTATTTACATACATTTTTAAACGATTTGCGGCAGTAGCCTGTGTCGAATCAAATGCAACTTGAATGTGATACCAAGCGGCAGGGTCACGGAATAACTGTGTTGTTGTGACGGTAGATGTGACAGAAGCGGCATCAGCTTGTTGGAATGTTAAAGTATCACCAGAGAGAAAACCAAAGTAACCCCAGTTGTTTACATCACTGCTTCCGCCAAACAATGTTTGTGCCGCACCTAAAGTGCCACGCTTGAGCCATCCACTCCAAGTCCACTTTGTACCAAGTGTCGGTGTAGTTAATGTCCGATTGAAATAAGCACTTGCACTTGAACGCAGACGCACACTGCGGCTGATTGGATTAGGCACACCAGCAACGGGCCATGTATTGGTCTTTACTGCGGCAGCGGCATCAGCCGTGGTCCACACGCCGGAGGCCGATGTCTGCGATGGTACGACCGGGGTCTTGCGAATGATCTTGCCAGAGTATTGGGTCATGTGTTATCTCGCTCTGGAAATGTTGAATGGGTTTTCGGCAAAGCAAGCGTATATGTATGTATCGCCAGAAGTGTTTGCATCTCTAAATGTATCTCTCACTTTAAAGCCATTAGATAATATATCGAAATATGCAGACGAATCTTCTGCACTAGCGGCATTTGCATAAATTGTTTTGTTGGGATTAAACCCGTTTCTTGATGAATCTTGCATAACCCAATTTGTTGCGCCAGCACTATTAGTTATGTTTTTTACCATCACAAACCTTGGCCTAAACCCCAAGTACACAAAAGGCCCATCAGCACTTCCATTACCTGTGTAGCTACCAAACTTGGAATAGCCAGCTACTGCGGCAAAGCAGTAGGCAACGTAGGTACTACCGCTTGCGTTTACGTTTGTAATTGCAGAGCCGCCGTTTAACAATGTCAATGTTGTTGAACTGATTGCAGATATGTAGCCGCTTCCCGGTGCAGTGTCTACTGCCGCTGTGTCATTTAAAACAAGGTTTTGGTTGGCATTAAGAGAAGTATGTTTAACCTGCCAATTTGAACCAACGTCTCTGCGCCTCAAAATAACCATGCTTGGAGTAACACCTAATCCATGCCCAGTTGTTGCGCCAGATGTTCCATTACCCGTGTAGGTAACAATCGAAAAACCAGCAGTCGTGTTTGCTCTTACCTGTGCTGAAATAGAGCCGTTGGTGTTGGTAACCGTCGATCCGCCAGCGTTCCATTGCCAACCGACATATGTGGCGGCATTTGTGTTCATCTGAGCCAACGCACCAATCGTAAATCCTGTGCTGCCAAATGCAGTTAAGCCTGTTGTTTCTGTTGTCTCTGCTGTTGTTGTATTGCTCTCTAATTGTTTTTGCACACCACGCACTGCGTCATACCAAGCGTGGTCAGTTGCGCCACTTCTACCTTTTACCCACACAAAATCTGGTTGAAATGATGCACTACCAACAGTATTTGCAATGGTTAACGATGACCCTGTGCCTGTGTAAGTAGTAGCCGCCATGTAACTTGCGCCATTGCTGATGGTTGGCGCTGACAAGTTCTGGGTGTTCAGTGCAACAAAGCCTGATGGTGGTGTGTAGGCAAAGGGCTGTTGACCGAAATTAATAGAACTAGTGGTTGTTCCTGAGTTTCCACCTGTGTAAGCACAATATTCTGTTGCAGTAGAAATCGTACCAAATTCATTTGTGCCTGCAGATGGGTTTCCAGTACCAGCACCAGCCGATGTGTAATAGGTATTATTTTTTCCTAGCCATACTTTTCCTGTGCTTGAATCATAAGCAATTTGGAAAACATCGCTAGAAGATATAGCGCCAGCTTGCGAAAATTGTGTTGAAGCATTTAACAGCCAGTAAGCAGTATCAGATATATATAAATTAACACCGGGGTTTGAATGATTTACAGGGGTAGCCGCAGACATTCCTGTTAAGCCAAATATCCAATCAATAGTAGAACTTGTTCCACTAGACCTACATTCAACATACCATTTCCCAGTTGCAGGAAATGCAATAGTTGACTTTGCTATCTTCACTCCACCAGTTGTAAATTGCAGATTGCCACTTGCAAATGTACCAGCAGAATATCCAGAGGGAGGTAACGCCAGCGGATTCATCACCGCAAAGTTTGCCGCTGTCGCACTTGTCAGTGTAGGCACATCGGTCATGCTGTCGTAGGTCACACCAGCAGTCACGCTGATGTTGTTAGGAGTCCAGTTGTTACCGTTACCAGAATAGTCCTTGCCTATGGTGGTAGCAGTGGCGGCAGAGTTGTCGCTGAAGTTCAGATAAAAGCCGTTAGTGCCGTATGTGCCACTGTATGTGGCTGGTTGCCATACGCCATTGCCATCGGTGAATCCGAAGTAAGAAGGTGTCAGGGCTTGACCGTCAATGAAGTTGATTTCGGTAAGGTAGCCGTCAAGATATTGAGTAGATACGCCACTTTGCCCAAGGTACTGAGCGATTGTGTTGTTAATGTCGTAGTTGGTGTTAAGAACAATACCATTTGTAGCAAATGCAACATTGACACCATTTATGTACACAATGGCACGATTTGCTTGAGTGGCTTGTGTTGAATCAAAAGCAAAAACAACGTGATACCAAGCGGAAGGGTCACGATAGATCGCACTTGTTTCATAGTTACCTACACCACTTATTGAATAATAAAAAGTGTTTGTAGATTGAAAACCAAAACCAAGTCCTGTTGTACTGTTTTGTAATGCACCAAAAAGAACTTGAGTTGCAGATAATGACCCTCGCTTAACCCACCCACTCCAAGTCCACTTTTGTCTATTGCCAGCGACTGTCGGTGTGCGATTCAAATAAGCACTTGCACTTGAACGCAGGCGCACACTGCGGCTTACCAAGCCAGTTGACTTAGGCCAGTTTGCAATATTCTGAAACTGCTGTTCCATCGTCCACACCCCCGTCGCCGCCGACAAGGTAGGCGTTGTTGGGTTTGCGGTGATGACACCACCAAGGTAACGCTGTGACATGGACTATCCTTAGCTGTTGATTTCTTCCCAGCTTGCAGTAACGGTCAAGTAGCTTGCAGTACCCGCCGTGGCTCCGATTGACTTGTCTTCCAACAAGTAAAACGTGGTGGTCTTGTCAGTCACCACCAACGTGGAATCAGCAGGAACAGAAATGGTCGATGCAATCGGGTAAGCAGTGCCGCCCAGCGATGCAGCAGAGTACACATTGATCGTGATGTCAGCCGCTGTCGTGCCATTGTTGTTTGCCACCACAATCGAATTGATCTTGTAAACCTTGCCGCTTGATGCGGCATTGCTTGCAATCGAAGTCGCTGAAGTGGTACTCAACGCCGTGGTGGACGTGTTGCCGTAGATTGTCGTGACGTTGACGATATTTGGATTTGCCATTTTTTAACCCCCGAAGATCATCGCCATCGCGATGGATTTGCCTGTTGAAATGCCTGTGTTTTGCTGGAATGTGGGAGCAGATGTCCCGTTACTGGTCAAAATATACCCAGCCGTTCCAGCCGCTGTTGTCGCCAATGCCGTTGTTGAGCTTGCATATGTCACGCCCCACTGGGTAAAGGCACTGGATTGTCCAGTGCCTCCTGCGGTGTTGGGCAAAGTGCCTGTGGTCAACGCACTGGTCGAAGTGGCATAAACAGCGCCACCGGAAGTGAAAGATGTCAGGTTTGTTCCGCCATTTGCAGTCCCTAACGTGCCTGCAAGCGTTACAGCCCCTGTGGTGGAAGTGCTGGGGGTCAGCCCGGTTGTTCCTGCACTGAATGAGGATACGGCTGCCGTGCTGGCAATCTTGACAAAATCAGAGCCGTTCCATGCGCAAACTGCCGATTCATTCGCAACAATCGTCACGCCTGTGGTGGGACCTGCTCCAACCAATTTGATGGATTGGGTGCTGCCCGTCTTGTTGTGGACAACATAGACCTTGGACTGCGCCGGAGCAGTGATCGTGCGGGTCACCGTGCCTGATGCATTCCACAGCAAAATGGCCTGTCGTGCCTGATTGGCTGCAAGTGTGGTTGTGGTCAGGGTGACATCTGCGTCGGTACTGAGGGTTGTTGTACCGGCTACCGCTGTATCAAGCAACGAGGTGATAGCATTGTTGACGGTATCGCCCCATGTGCCACTTAGTTCCCCTGTTACTGGGAGCGCAAGCCCCAAGAGTGATGTTGCTGCTGTCGTCATGTTTTACCTCACGTTGTGACTTCTTCCCAATCTGACACACTCACTGTGTCGATGTCAGTCCAGTCAGGAGTCTGTGTATTGCCAATATTTTGCCAGTTTGCGATCTGGCTGTCACTCACTTCACTCCAGTTTGGAGTCTGCGCATTGACTAGGGCGTTCCAGTCAGGGATTTGCTGATTGTCAATCAGTTTCCAATATACCGCAAATGTATCACCGACCTGTCCTGTTGCCAAGACAGAAGTCAGAGAAAACGACTTGGTTCCTTCCAACGATCCCACTGCTGCTGTTGCCCCAGAACCGGTCAGTATGGCGGACTTTCCGCCAATCACGGTACCTGCGTTTCCGCTCACAGAAACGCTGCTCAGGGTGATCTCAATTTTGGAAGTTATTGTTCCAACTTCGCCCGTAGCTTCATCCCCGGTCTCGTCTTCAGAGCTGCTGGGCGAAACTGTTCCAACCGTGCCTGTTGCAGCAACTCCGCTCAAAATACCCGCTACGGCACCAATAACCGATCCCACTGCGCCTTGGCCTGCGGACCCAGAAAGCGCAACTGCAATATTGGAGACCACGGTGCCAACATACCCATTGGCCACATCCCCTGTCTCGACCTCCTCTGAAGAGGGCAGCACAGTCCCAACTGTGCCTGTGGAAACAACCCCAGACAAGACGGGGGAGATTTCGTTGTCTACAGAACCCACCTCTGCGGCTGCCGCAACACCGCTGATCGCTACGGCAATTGCAGAAACAACCGTTCCCGCATAGCCATTGGCCACATCCCCTGTTTCGGGAACATCCGAAGATGGCAAGAGCAAGCCTACCGTTCCAACTGCGTTTTGCCCTGTCAACGCCAGTTGGGGCGTTGCAACCATGGTGCCAACAACACCCTGTGCTTGAGAACCTGTAAGAGCTGTATCAGAAAGGGGCTGTGCGGTGCCCACTGCACCGGATGCCGCTACCCCCGTAAGGGCAATGATGACATCAACAATGGGTGTGACAGAGCCTACGGCACCTGTGGCCGCAACCCCATCAGGATATACGCCTCCTGCGCCGCCCCAAGAGTTACTGCTCCAAGGACCTGCGCCCCACCCAGTAATTACCCCTTGGCTGCCGCCATAAGGACCTGTACCCCATGTGCCGTCGCCCCATGCGGTAGCCATGTTTTAGGCCTTAGGTGGTGGCCAACCGCAACAGGGCTGTGGAGGAGGTGTTGGACGGCATTGTCAGGGTGAAGTTGCCCGCTGTGATGGTCTGAGAACCAAACGTATGGACGCTCACTGCCTTATTGCTCTGAGTTGAGTTGTAGATCAACACGGTGTCAAAGGCTGTAGTCAAGGTCACACTGGAGAACACCAAACTGGCCGAAGGGGTCCAATATGCGGTTCCCGCCGTTGCAGAAGTGTTTGCAGCGGTAGGAGGGGTTGCATTTGTAACCGCCTCGCCGCCAGCAGAATACCCGGTACCAGTAACCTCTCCTGTAGAAGAATAGGCAGTCGTAGAGGCGTTCAATGTGGCGCTTGCCAAATACAACGCCCCCTTAAATGCGTCAGCGGTGCCCGTAGCACGCACAGGAGCAGTGCCAAAGTTGTGGGTGCCAGTTAGCAATTCGCCCAAAAACGAAGTGCACATACTTTGTGTGTTTGCCATGATATTTCCTTTAGCCGATTGAAGCTGCTTCTGCGCCCGCAAAACCGGGCATCTTTTTCAATGTCACATGCGCAGAACGGTGAACAAGTTCTCCATCCAGCCAGTATTCCACCCAAGTGGTCAATTCGTTCTCATTGTCCACGGTACCTTCTCGCTTTTCAAGCAAAGAATCGTCCATTTCACCTTTTGTTGTCGTTACCAGCATCGTTTTCTCCTTAAATGATCCGAATTACAGCGGTCTCCGGATTATCCGCTGGTAACTGAATGGTGAAACCTTGGTTGGTCATCGATTGATCGGTGCCGAAATTGAACACACCAATAGACTTGTTGCCTTTGGTGTAGTTGTAGATCAAAGCACCACGGGTTGTGAAGTTTGCGCCCGGCCATGAGGGATCGTCAAAAGTGGCATATCCCGTACCGTTGCCCTGCTGGACAATTACGTTCAGCAGCACTTCGCCGCCTGCGGTGTACCCTGTGCCAGATACCTCATTAGTGGCGGAGTACACGGTCGTGTCTGGGCCAAGATTGGCATCTGCTGTGTACAGAGCAATCTTAAGAACGTCTGTGTCTAGGTCATGTATACCTAACAGGACTTCCCTTTTAAAACTGGTTGTGAGGCCTGCTGTGATCATTACTGCACCTTGACCTTGACTTGGCCATCACGATAAGTGTCTGACCGTTGTTTGCCGTCACCCAAGTTCTTCAAGAGCGCCATCGCCTCTTTGTACTTGGTGTCGTAAAGAGCCATCATGTCCTGTTCACCCTTCATGAAGGTATATGCCTCGACCAACGAGCCATACAGCAAGGCTGAATCAAAGTTGTCGCCCAGCCAAGACGTTCCGGCATCCACAATGGACTCTGGGTAATAGTAGTAATGCAGCTCGGCCTTGTAAGTCTGGTCAGGCGTGGGGCCAAGGATGAATGACAACTCGTTCACATCCGTGGACTGTGGTCCAAAGATGGCATAGTACTTTGGCTCAGCTTTGCTGGTGGGATTGGGGTAGACCTCACGAATGAAGTTGACATCCTTGTCCAACAGATACAAATAGTCGCCTTGGAACACGATCGTGCCAGAGACAGTGCTGCTGTTGGCCACCGACAGAGTGACCGTGGTGCCATTAATCTCCGCCACTTGCGCACCTGAGCCAATACCAGAACCCGTGACCATTTGGCCAACCACGATGTCAGATGCACTGCTCACAACGATGGTGAATTGCCCTGATGTTCCAGTAGCTGTTGGGGTGGCATAGGTGTACACGGCCAAGGAATACACCGACAAGAAATCGTTTGGTGCCGACAAATACTTGTTGCCTGAAGTGATTGTGCCAGTCTGGTTTTTACGCAAATTGGCCAACTGCACCATGTTGTAGATGCGTTGCTCGGCCTGCTTTACAAAAATAGAAAGCTCTGTCGCCGTGAACGTGTTCTCGGTGTAGTCCTCAATCGCAGCAGTGAGTTGGGCGTAGTTCATGTGATCGACGTGGTTACAGGTGACAGCACTCCGGCTGCCACCAATTGCTTGGAATACGGCATCGGCTGCATGCCAATGCTCGCAAATGAAGAGTCCGCCGTCAAGCCTACATACACCGTGACATACAACCTCGACTCAGGACGAGGCTGGTACAAAGCCTGTGGCTCGGTAATATTGCGCTTAGGTTCCAACTGTGGATGCTTGGGCTCATAGCACTCAATGCAGACCTTGAAGCCTTTCCAATCCTTGATCAAAGCAAGCAGCTTGTACCGCTGACCGCACTGGTCACACAGTGCAATTGCGAACTTGCCTGAAGCGTAGCCCGCGCCCATGCTTACCTCGCCGTATAGGTTGGGGTCAAAAAGACGCTGGCTGTGTCTCGATCTTCGGCTGCCGCCCGAGCAAATTCTTCTTCGTACAACTGCTTCAATGCAATCATGCGGTCTGGTGCCTTCTTGACCGACAAATGGAACGCCAACGCGGCAACCAAAGCAGGCAGGAAACGGAAGACGATATCTGCCGTCTCCGTGTAAGTGTTTGCGTTTTCAATCCGCCTGATGGCGTAATACACAAACGTCCACGTCTGTGTATCGTCAGGGGAGGGGTACAGGTACACCGTGGTTGGAACAGACCGCTGTACGTAGTATTGAGCGGGTCTGGACTGGGTGTTTTTGTTTGGAATATGCAGCCACTCTGCGCGGCTGATACGGTCAATGGTGATGTCTTGCTGTGTAGACAAGCCTGCATTCGTGCGAATGACCGCTGACAAGGCATTGATGGTGTCGCTGGGCAGGTTGTATTCGTACACCCCCGCCGTTAGCACCTGCTGGCGCTGCTCAATCGTCCAAAGGTTCAACCCGCGATTGGCCCACTCAGCAAAAATGATATTCAACGACCGCAAGGCCGTTTTCATGTCGTAGCCAGCCCTGACCTCTATGCCGCAGCGTTCGTACGCTTCGGCAATCAGATCATCAAACTGAAGATCAAAGTTGGCTACGCCTGAAGTGGTCATGGATTAGCAAATTTTGGCTGTACGGGCACGCGCAGCACCCACGCCACGCACTTGTACTTCCTGAGAGCCACCGCCACCAACCGTGCCGCCTTTGGCAAAGCCTCGCTTGGCAATACCTTGGCCACGCATTGCTGCGCCACCGCTCTTGTAGCCCTTGGCCTTCTTTTCAGCCTTTTCTTCCATTTTGGTTTCCATGCCTTTAAAGGGCATTGCTTTTGCTGATTTCTTCATGGATTCACCACCTTTTTGAAACTTTTTGCCCTTGCTGGCCTTACTGAAATCCATCGCCACGGACTGTGGGATGCCCACTTTCTTTGCAAATGCTGGATTGTGCGCTGCCGCATCCATCAATCGTTTCTGTTTTGCGGACTTTGCTGGCATTATGCGACCTTTGCTTGAAGAAGTCGGTCAATTTTTTCTTCCAACTTGTTGAATCGCTGGTCGATGTGATCTGTGATGCGCTGAACCTCGGCTTTGGTGACAAAGTCCCGATGATTCTCTTCCCGGGTCTTGTTGAGCAGAATGTCCAGCCGCTTCAACTCGTCAAATTTTTCACGAATGAAGAACCACAATCCGCCCAACAGGACGGATAGCGCGGCTGACCAAATTGAATTCATGTCCATCTAGCATTTCCACTTCCGAAGACTCTTGTTGATCCGGCTGTCCGGGTCTTTTGCAGTCTTCTCGCTTGTCAGTTTGCTCTTCATGCCCTCCATGCGGGCACAAAACGATTTCTTTCTGGCTCCGCCTTCGGGCTGAGGAGGCTTCAGGTTCATACCCTGTTTCTTGGCAGAAGCCCGACCCTTGGCATTTAAACCACCAGTCGGGCTCTTACCCTCTTTCCTCTGCCAAGCAGGCGTTTTGGCCATCTCAGTACATCTTGCACGGCTTGTTGCGAGCCATGCCTACACCGCGTGGAGAGAATGAGCTAGAGGGCTTAGGGCCACTTTTGCGGGCGACCTGTTTTGGACCGCCCTTACCCATGTCCTGCTTGTTGGCACCGGGCTGAACTTCGCCTTGGTACTCAGGAATCGACATTTTTGCTGCACGTCCCATGGTGGGCTCCTTATCCGTAGAAGAACGTGACGGAGGTCACGTTCGTGAGAGTGATATAGGGGTCTGCTTCAAACCGCACACCATCATTGGGAATGAGAGCGTACATATAGCCTGTAGCGGAGCTTGTAGGGGTGTCAAACTTAAGAAGTTCTGTACCGCCAGCGCTGCCATCTGTGAAAGATACCGAGCCAGCGGAGGCACCCAATAGGGCGTACACCGCTTTGATGCGAGCACGGGGCGTACCGATGCCAGAGGCACCGGTAGCGGTCACCGTTTTCGCTTTTACATCATATTGAAAGCCCATGTCGGCCTCCTATTAAGCGTTGGCAAACGGTGTAGCCACAACTCCAGTACCCAAAACCACGCCAGTGACCATGTATTTCAACGCGGCCAAAGCACGAATCTCGATCCATGTACCTGCAACGCCACCGGTGGTGCCGCCGTTCAAATTGATGAAATCGTTGGCAGCAGCAGCGGTAAAACCAACCATTGCGCCACTGGTATCGGTGTCGACAGACAGCAAGGAACCAACATACTTGTCAGTGCCATCTGTGCCAATCTTCAATGAGCTGGTAGCAATTGTGGTAGGAACCCAAATGGTGTACAGCACGCCAATGTTGCTGGTGGTGTTGTAGTCACGACCGGGGCCGGAGCTGACACCGTCAGATGCGGCCACGATGGTGGGCAATGTGATGGTCACATCGGCTGCCAAAGTACCGCCGACAGAAAGAATGCGTCCGCCATGACTGACAGGGTTCAATGTGGTGTCCGCTGTGATTGCAACAACGGAGCCGGGGCCTTGTTGATAGATGCCGCCCATGGATCGGACGGGACCGCTGAATGTAGTGCGTGCCATGTTTTTTCCTTACATGCAAGTTGTGGCGTATCTGTCTGCATGTCGTCAGCCGGGACTGTCAGATACACCGGAAACCCCGGAATGTGTTCAATATACACCAAAAGAAAAAGGGGCACAAGGCCCCTTTTTCATCGTCTCATCAGGTCGAACCTGAAGAGCCGTAGATGCCGCGTGGGTCAGACCAGCCGAAGCTGTAACGCTCGCGAGCTTTGTAACGCACGTTACCAGTGTCAAAGTCGCCTTCAAAGGCTGTTTTGATTGGTGAGCGTTGGAACATCTTCAAGCCGTTTGGCGCATCGGTGATCAAGAACCAAGCGTTTGTATCGGTCAAGAAGTGGTTGACAGCGTAACCTTCGGGAATCAAGCCCATGGACTTGATCGCGTTGATATCGTTGTCAGCGGTGGAAGTGCGCAGAGTTGACTTCATCAGGCGTTCAGCGGTGAACTGAAGTTCCTTAGGTACGATCATCTTGCGGGCAGTCAGAGCGACCTTCAAACCACGTTCGTCAGTGAACGCTGCGATGTCGATGATGCCTTGCTCCAGAGAGGTTTCGTTCAAGTCGGCCTGTGTTGCAGGCGTATTGGCGAAGTTGGGACCCAGAGCTGTGGGGTGGTTGGTCGCACACAGAGCAACACCGTCGCCGCCAGCATATGCGCCACCGGTGAAAGCGTTGTTCAGGACGTTTGCGCCCTTGACCTGCTTGGTTTGAGACATGGAACGAGCCAATGCCTTGGTGTAGCGGCCAGAGAGACGGTCGTAGAGGTTATCTTCGACAGCTTCTTCGGTCAACGCAAACGCCATAGCGATGGTTTCGTGGGTGTAGCGAGCAGTGAACGATTCCAAAGCGGTATCGTACTGAACACCAGCACCTTCAGTCTTCACTGGGGCAGTGCCAAAACCGGTCAACATCACCTCTTCTTCAAACGCACGGTCAGAGGTTTCGATGTCGAAAATCTCTTCGTGTTCGTTCTCATAGCGGTTGTATTCCATGCCAAACAAGGCATTCAGACCGGGCTCGAGTTCCTTAACGAGTTGTGAACGTGTAATTGCCATGATTAAGCTCCGTCAGAGGCAACACCGACGCTACCGTACTGGTGTTGATTAAGTTTCACAACCACTTGTGCATAGGTGCCCAATGCATTGTCAGGAGTTGTGGACAAGCCAACAATCTTCATGGTCAATGCGGCAGTTTTTGCAATTGAAGCGGAACTGAGGCTACCGTTGGAAATACCAGTGGTGGTGCTTCCTGTGGTAGAGGCTGTGGGATCAGCGTTCTTGCCAATGTTGGCTTGAGTCACTGCGCCATCAGCTTGGACCAAGAACAACTGGTTAGGATCATCGATCACTTCGCAGTCAATGGTGCCAGTGGTGATGTCCACGCTACCGGGGTAGTAGTTTTTCCAAGTCGGCTTGTTGGCGCGAGTTGGGTCGTTGTACTGGCAACCATTAAATACGCCTGTGGGGGCAGCATGTGTGGAAGCGTCGTACTTGATGATGTAACCATCATAGACGACAACGAGGTCGCCTTGATAGATGGCTCCGGACTGGTTGTCAGCGATTTGATAACCGTACTGCTTCTGGGCACCAGTAGCAGACAAGTTACCAAGCGGACGCAGTCCAAAAGGCTTATTGGTATTTGCCATTTGAAGCTCCTAAAAGGTTGTGGATACCGGGATTACGCCCGGGGTCCGAAAGTCGTCCTTGAACTTCTCTCGGGGTTCTCAATGCGCATTGTAGAGTGAGCGTTTTCTCGCATCATCTCGTTATCCACTGCCGTCATCTGGTCACGGGCCCTCTGTCGGAAATAAGCATTTCTCTCTTCGGCAGTCTCTTTAGGGATTTTGGCAAGGAGCAAGCCCCCAACCGAAACCACTCCGGCATGTTTACCTTCCTCAATGGTCGGCAACATGTCGCGATACTCCTCAGGGAGTTCTTCCAGTCGCACGAGTTCATAACCTTCGCGCAAACTGCTATAGACGTTTTGCTTATCGATGAAACCGTTGACTTCTGCACGAATCCAACGATATCCATAGCCTTCAGGGGGCGGGGGTGTATCCAAGCGTGAAGGTGGTTTCCATGGCTTGCGACGCTCTTCCTTCTCGCGGGTTGAAGCCGCACGGGAAGCTCTATCGATGGTGATTTGCTCTTTGCTCATGTTCACTCCTTGACGTACTTGGCGTATTCCTCAATCGGAACACCCAGTTTCTTTGCAATGGCAACCTGACTCGGCGAAAGCCGAACAGTACGGCGCACGTTATTGATCCCCGAACTACGGGTGGCAGGTGCAACAGCGGGTGCGGGACGCTGTTGTCTGGTTGGTTGTTGGGCAGAACTGCGGTTCTGGAACTTGTTCGGAAACTCTTCAACGAGTCTACGATCCAGTTCAGTATAGTATTCATCGGAATTGGGGTCAATACCTTCTTGACTTACCAATGTTTCATGAATACCCCATGCAGCATAGGTCATGACACGGTCTTGACCAAACCATGGATTGCGCTCCGCCCATTCTTCTGCTTGTGGGCTCGGGCGGGGCTGTTGAGGAGCGGGCGGTTGATAGGCCTGTTGAGGCTGAGGGGCCTGCTGTTGAGGCTGGGGGGCCTGCTTGTAGGTCTCAACCTGTTGTTGCTGGTCTTGCAGCCATCCTGCGACTTGACGCTGCTCATAGACAAGGTCTGCAAGGCGCTGTTGCGCTTCGGTTTCCGTGTCAATGTCGCCTTCTTCGCGTGCTTTGCGGATGATGGCCTTGAGGGTGGCCTGCTGTGTCTCCAGACGGGTCTTGGCCTCGTTCAGGCGGCTGTAGTCGGTGTTGACAAGCTTTTGCTGAAGCGTCTGGGTCTGTGTTTGCAGGCCCTTGGCGTATTCAATTGCAGCTTGCTCACGGCGCTCGGCTTCGCGCATGCGGGCGGTGAGCTTGGCGATGCGTTTTTGGACGTTATCGCTGATGGTCTCAAGCTCTTCGCGGTTTGATGCAGGTTCCACAGACTCTGGGGCCGCTTCTTGAACCTCTGCCTTGCCTTCTTCGTTGATAGAGATGTCGGTTGCAACTTCGTTCTCACCGAGATCGAATTCCAACTGACTATCAGGTACTGTTGCTGTTGCCATTGGTTACCTCACATGTGCAGAATGTCTTCTGGGTCTTTTATCGTGGCCAAGATTTCGTCATCGTTCAGAATCCGAATCTCGCCGCCGTCAATGGCCATACGCGCACCCGCGTAACGGCCAAAAATGATCCAATCCCCCTCCTTGCACCAAGGGCCGGTGGGGAACTTGGCTTCGTCCTTGTAGGCCAAGGGGCCTACGGCCAAAACATAGGCACAGGTCGTTGTGAGTTGCTGACGCTCAAGGGTTTGGTCGGCCAATTCGATGCCGCCCTTGGTTTTGCGTGCGCCACGGTAGGGTAGAACAATGACTCGCCAACCCGTAGCCTTGGGCAGGTGGTCTTTGATGTTCTCAACGCGGTCTTCGTGGTCTTTTCTGGCCTCAGCAGATGCAGCAGCATCGGCAACGGCCCTTGCAGCCGTTGCTGCGGCTTCCTCAGCCGCTTCTTGAGCCCATCGTTCTTCCAGTGCAGTGGTTCCTGTCATGTGTTGGTCCTCAAAGGTTGGGATTTTTGTTGAGGAGGTCTTTCACAGCCTCTTCGACAAAGCGATAACCCTCAAGACGGCCCATCAGGAACTTGTACTGCTCCATATCCCGTATCCCACCGCCCAAAATCGTCTCATGCGTCTCCCTTTGAAGGCGACGAACGGAAGATAGAACGGTTTCTGCAAATTCAAGCATGGATTACTCCAATGAAGCAGACAGTATGGCCCCTGTCCGAAGGGTGTACTCACATCATACGACAACTTACGCGATTTTTACCTTGTTGAACGCATCTTTTCGGTAAACGTACGTCACACCCGGCGGGTTTTTGCCGCTAGGAGGTGCTTTTGGCACCTTCTTTTGGGTTTTTTGAACGACTTTTGGCATCATTTTGGGTTTATTGCGCATTTTTGGCTCCTTGGTTTGCCATTTTGGCCGTGTCTGCCTGCATTTTCTGCACCGACAGCATCAGTTTGGCCTGACTTTCTTGCTGGTCAGCCTGTTCCTTCTGTTGATCGAGCTGCAACTTGGCCTGATCAATGCCAATCTTGGCCTGATCACGCTGTGCGGACTGCTCGAGCTCTTGTTTCTTGAGCGCCACCAGTGGGTCTTCCTGATTGCCCGACATCTTTTCTTGCAAATCCTTGACCTCTTGGAAGCCCTTGGCCACCTTTGTAGCGATCATCGCTTCGCGTTGCAACGCAGAGACCATGCTGTCTGGATCGGTACCGTACTGCTGGAACAATTCGGCTTCCGTATCCTCTTCGGCCTTCAGGCGGATGTGATCAAAGATGTGCTTCTGTAGATTCACAGCAACGTTTGGCATGCCCTGCATCATGGGCGACAAGCCAAACAAGATGTGAGTCATGATGTGTGCATCGTGCTGCTGGCCAGCAAATGCTTTGAGTGGTGAGCCGTCCAAAGCCTGTGCGTTTTCGCTGGCAGGGTCCTTGGGCTTGTCCACATTCTGTGTGTTCAAAATCTGATCGATATCGCGCACACCAATCGCTTCGTACATGCGGCGATAGGCTTCGTACATGTTGTGCATCTGCGGTGCGCTTTGGGCCAGTTGCAACTGGGTCTGCGCCATGGTGATGCGCTGCGCAACAGAGAAGATGTTGGGATCAGAGACAGGCAACACATCGATGCGGTCATCGAAGTCTGCCTTCTTGATGGTGCGGCTCTCGCCGGGGACATCGTACGGATACTCGTCCGGCAAGTACTCAGCAAAGCCCTTGGCGAGCAATTGGAACTCCAGCTTTTGGCTGTAGTGCAACCGTTTGTGGATGGCCGACATGACCGAGCTGCCCTTCTCCAGCAAAGCGATCGTCGTTCCGACAGCAGCGTTTTGATTGCTGTCGCCAACTTGCATGTCCGAGATGCTGGCCATGCGCTGACCAGCCTGCACGCAGAACCCAAGCAGCGCCATGAGCGTTTGGCTCGGCTCTTTGTACGGCAGCGGCAACAAAGATGATTGCAGTTCCATACCACCCGCATCCATGTCGCGCCATTCACCCGGCTGGATTGGCACGTCATCGTTCATGATCCGTGCGCCCTTGGCCTTGAAGCCCGCAGGCAGGTTCACCAACGTGCCAGCATCGAGCAATTGTTGCAGTGCAGCAGTGGCGGTCTTGGACAGGTTGCCGACCAAGTGCAAGAAGCCAAGGCCATAGGCTCCCGGGCCTTGGACCAAGCGGTAGTGGATGTAGTACTGCTTGCGCTTGAAGAGTTTGTCGCCCTCTTTCCAGTTGCGGCGGATACCGACGACATCGCCGGTGTTCTCGTCCAACGTGATGATGTAGGGCAGCGCAATGCCGGTGACTTCACCGTTTTCATCCTTGTGCTCGAATCCATACAGGTCGTAGTCCAACTGGAACTCAAGCAGGCTGATTTCTTCTTCCTCGGCATTGGGGGACATGCCCATGGCCTTGTCCACTGCCTTTTTGATCGTGCTTTGGCCGTTGTCGTTCAAGGATTGAGGTTGTGCTTCATCCAAATACTGACCACGCACGACTGCTTTCTTGTAATCGTTGGTGGTCATTGGAACGCGGTGGATGATGCGCTCGCATTCGCTCATGACAGAGCTGCCCCAGTACGGGATGTACAGGTTGTCTGGCAGCACCAATGCGCTCACCATGCGGCCCTTGTTCTCGTCGTAGTAGACCTTCTTGAAGGTTGAGCCGCCGTATCCGGTGTAGAACAAGAGCTGATCGAAGTCAGGGGTGTACTCTTCCATCACCGAAGTGATCTGGTAGTTCATGAAGTCACGCACGCGGTCGGCCTGCATGAGCTTCTCGCGGGTTTCCTTGCCCATCACCTGTGTGCGCACGGGGCCTTCAGCAGGCAAGAGTTCTTTGAGCGCAGTAGACTGAAACTGCACAATGCTCTCGGTCAGTAGGGGGTGGCTCACGCCGCTTGCGCCCTTGAACGGCTTGGTGCGCTCTTCCATGGTGAAGCCCAAGAGCTTGATGCCCTTGCTGTACTGGTCTTCCCAATCCTTGCGTGAAGAGCGATCGGCATCGAACAACAGCATCAAGTCTGCGCTGATCTTGCCCAATACGTCTGAATCGATGACCTCGGCCAAGTTGGCATCAAAAGGCACATCCGCGTCTTCTTCCTTGCCTATGTTGACCAACAAGTCGCCGGTTTCAGCGTCAAACTGAATTTCGACATCAGGCAAATTCTCAGGAGCCTCTTGCGATTCGATTTCAATATCGGCCCCGCCTTCGGGGTAGTCATCGCCTGTGATGCGTTTTTCGATGGGCATGTTGTGTCCTTAAATGTATCGGGCAGTGCTGGGTTGACGTTCTACCATACCGCCTTTGGCAAATGGAATGTTTATCTGTGCGGGAGGCGGAGGCAAAACATCTCCAAATGCATTAGGAATTGGCGGCAGTGTACCTGTATCTTTCCAGCTCTGATATGCCTTGCCCCAGTCAAAATAAACAGGTCTTGGCAAGGGTGTGCCGGTAGGATCATTAGGATATCCCTCAGCATATTTTGAAAAAGAAATGTTCTTGTCTTTTCCGAGTTTGTCAAAAAGTTTAAATGCGTCCTCTACACTTTTTTCTGGGAACGAATTGAAGTTGCCTTTGTGTTGGCTGAACATCAAAGAACCATCGTCCAGCTTCGCGGCCTCGAGTGTGACCTTGGCCAACCCTGTTTTGGGGTCACGCAAAGAGAACACATTTGCAGCGCCTGTATCAAAACCTCGTTTTCCGCCAAGGCCATAGGTATCACTTGTTGCATAGCTTCCAACAGAGTGATGCAGCATCTTGCCTTCCATTTTGGTAGCCAACTTGTCAGTGATCTGCACCCACTGGCCATTATCTGTTGCTGTGACAGGTTTGGTGTATTGCAATAAAACTTCCTTGGGCACGTTCGCACCTTTGGCCACCAACTCCACCGCCTTGTCATAGTTGCGTGCAACTTCCATACGCTTTGATCCTTCGATCATCGCGTCAGCAAAGCTCATGTTCTTCAACTTGTTTGGTGGTATGGCGTTGATGTTCTCTGCCACATACTTGGGTGAGAACATGTCCATGTACGTGGTGTGATAGCCAAGGTCGTAGACGGGTTGACCGCGCTCCACGGCTCCCGCGACAGCGGGGAATTCCTGTGGTGCGTTGGCCGCATTCACCAAGTTGGCGTTGTACGATGCATCCAAATCGTTTCCGGCCACGCCAGTAAAGCGGAAGTTTTGAAGTTCCTGTGGTACGCCTTCTTGCGCCATGGTTTGGCCAGCCTTTGCTTCAGCTTGAGCAATTGCTTGATTGAAGCGACGACGCTCATCTGCATCAGCAGGATCATGCCTTCCCATGATGCGCCCCTCAACAGTGGTTGCGCTGTCATAGGCCTTTTCCAAATCGCGCCTAGCTTGGGCATGGCCCGGCGCTTCCGGAGTACGGGCAGCATGCAATAGGTATTCGGGGAACCTGTCGATATCTGATCCAATCGGAACCAACTCGCCAGATGCAATGGCCGTGCGAACGGGGTCTGCGCCTGTGCCAAATTCTGTGGTCAAGTACTTGCGTGCTTTCTTGTCAAGGAACTCCCTGATAGCCTTTGTAGACTCGGCATCCGGTGCCTCCTGTGCAGCACGATCAAACCACACTTCAATTGTCTTATCCAACTTCGAAATCGGTGGCTTATCCATGGAGCCAGAAGTCAAAAACGTACCACCCCTTGGCTTGACGGCGTACATGATTGCATCTTGTGGGCTGACAGGAGCAAGAACGCCTTGGCCTTCCATACCGCGCAGCATTTCCTTGGCCACCGCCTTGCCGCCCGTGGCCACCGCCTTCTCCGTTGCTTGGCCAACCTTGGCAGCTATTGGTCCGGGGTTCACGACACTCGCACCAAGCTCACCCATCGTGTAAAAGCCCAGATCGCGGGGATCGGTCGGCGGGGCTTGACGAATGCCTCTTTCCAAAGCCAAGCGTTTCAGGTGCGCACTGCCCAGCGCGGGTTCCGCTGATCCCAGACCAAGCGGTGTCAATACCATGTTGCCCACGTCCGCCACACCACCGAGCAAGTTGTACGGGGTTTCGGACACGCCCTGAGCAATCGCCTTGCCCGTGCGAACCACACCTCTTCCCACTTCCTTGGCCGCCCTCAGCGCATCGGCTGCCTTGAATTCCTTGCCCTTGGCAAACGTATCTGCGGTGATGGGCGCACTGGGCGCACCCATGGGGTCTTGGAAATAATCCAGCTCCCCACCATCGGCCATGTGCACCGCGCCGCCATGCTTGAATGACTGCAACTGCTGCTTGGCCGGGGCGCTTGATTTGGGAGCAACGACGGGGAATGGGGACTGATAGCCTAAGTCTGCTGAAGCGAGGGCCACGGGCCGCGCAGCGGCTTCCGTCAGCATCTTCTCCGCTTCGCTTGGCTCATACTCACTCTTGCCTTCCTTCTCCCCTTCGTCCGCCAACATCGACACAGCCATGGCGGCTTGGAAGTTGGGGCCGAGCTGCGACAGCATCGGATGGGTCAAAGGTGCCGCTTTGTACACAGCACGCTGTAGGCCAGACTTTGGTTTGGGAGCTGCGGCGGCGACGGCAGTAGCAGGGGCCGAGGCCCGAGCAAGCTTTGTTTCGCCAAGAGCGCCAGTGATTTTGGTGACGTAGTTCTGCGTTTCCGCCGGTAGCTTGGAGAAGTCGCCACCCTTCTTCAACCACTTGTCCGTGTTCCCCGGTCCCCAGTTATAGGCAACCAAAGCAGTCTGTCTGTCGCCATACTTTTTGACCATGGCATTCAAATAATCCCTACCGACCCGCGCTCGCTCGTCAGCACTGTCGTCCTTGGCAGGCTTGACCCCATAGCCGGGGTCCTTGGTCGTCATGTCAAGAACCTGCATTTCGCCTTTGGCAGTACCGTACTTGGTCATCGGACCTTCAAGCAGCGTTTTCCCATCTGCTTTGTAACGACGGCCACCACTTTCTTGTTGCTTGACAGCCTCTAGCAAATCTTTGGAAGACGGTTCTTGGGCCATGGTCCGGGGTCCTTGGGTTACGGCGAATATCGCCCGATTCTACTGGCGGCGAGGAGCGTGTCAACCGTAGTATTCGTGCTGGTCCGTGGCCGGTTCAGGTTCCTCGTTATCGTCGTCCGCCAAGGTAATGAAGTTGCCCTGACGAAAGCGCATCCAAGCCATGACCGCTGAGTCCACTTGGTCATCATGTGCGCCGTTGGGGAACGCCGCGCATTCTTCCACCATGTCCTGCGCCCACTCAATATCTTCAGGGTACCAGATCATGCCTGACTCCAACAAAGGAGCAACCGCATTGGCCCGGCTGATCTTGTCCTGCCCGGTTCTTCTGCCGCCGGGGCTGTACATCGTGACGGGGATTCCAATCTTGCGCAACTCCTGCTGGAGCGGCGTGCCAGTCGCCTTGGCTTCGATCAAGACGTTGTCAGGATTCCAGTACATGTATTCGGCCTTGGCAATGCGCTTGAGTTCAGGGAAATCCCAGCGTCCCTTCTTGACGTTCAACAAAATCAAGTTCGGGCCAGAGTCAGCATTGGGATAGAACACGCCCCACGTGCTGATCACAGAAAAGTCAGCACTCTCCTTTTTGCTGTAGGCCGTGTCGTACGTCTGGATCAGGTATTCACAGGGAGGTGGTTCATCGGACTTCCACTTGCGCCACCATTCGCGCTTCAGTATGGCACCCTCATCGTTCGTCGGGGCCTGTTGCCACTGGGCATTCCATTTCTTCATGCCGATGGAAACCTTGACCTTCTCTAACTCGTCAAGGCTCCAGTATCCCGGCCAAAGGGGCTTGCCGCTGGGCAGGATGGCAGGGAACTCGATCACCTCCCACTGATCGGACTTAAGTTGGCCCTGCTGCTTGAGTAAGCGCCCACTCAGGTCGTCAGTCTTCCAGCGTGTGTTGATGACGATGATCGAGCCGTTTGGCTGCAAGCGTTGACGGGGGCCAGACGTGTACCACTCCCACGTGTTCTCCATCGCAGTCTCGGACAAAGCGTCCTGCTCATCCAAGATATCGTCAAGGATCACGATGTTGCCGCCGCGTCCGGTCATGGCACCGCCCTTGCCGATGAAGAACGCTTCACCACCACCCTTCGTGTTCCACCGGCCAGCAGCCTTGGAGTCAGCGGACAGGCCAATGCTGGGGAAGAGTTCCTTGTACTTGTCTTCGTCAACGAGGTTACGGATCATGCGACCGAAGCGTTGGGCAAGTTCGGCGGTGTGCGAGCCAACGATGAGTTTGCTGTCGGGGATTTTTCCCATGACATAGGCCGGGAACAGATAGCTGCCGAGCTGGGACTTACCGTGCCGTGGTGGCATGGCAATCATCAGGCGCTTGCATTTACCAGCAATGACGCGGTCAAAGGCTTCCGCAATGATCTTATGGTGTTCCCCAACGAGCATCTCGGGCCACACGTATTTGCAGAAGTCGAGGAAGTTGGTTGTGGCTTTCTCTTGTGCCTCCAGTAGCTGGAGTCGCAGCTCGAGGCGCAGGCGCTCGGTTTCAATATCTTCTTGTTGCGTGGTATTCACGGGCAGACCTTCAGGTTCTGAATTTTTGCAAATATACCCCACCCCATGCCTTTTTCCAAACAAGGGGGTGGTTTTATGGGGGACCGGGTGGGGGAGGGGTCAGGTTTTCAAAAGCTTTTTGTTTGTCTAAAACTTGGCCTACGTCTTCCGCTGGCGCTGACGGGGCTTAAAGTGGCCCTCCCCCCTGAGGGATTCTGAGTCTGGTGTTCCGGCGTGCCCACCCGCCCCCGCCACCACCATTTGTGGGAAGGATAATAGAAAATCAAAGTTGTCAAGCAAATAAAAACAATCAGCGCGTCCGCGCTGATTAACTTTCCCTATGATGCTGTAAGTTGTTGATTCTAAAGGGGAAAGTAAAGAAGCCCAGACTGTACAGTCTGGGCTTCTCGGGTCGGGACTGGTCGGCGCTGCCGACCAGTTGGGGGGATCAGGCCTGCTCGGACTTCTCCATCTCGCGCCGCTGCTGGTAGCGTTCGCGTGATTCAGTGGCTTGTTTGCGTGCGTCCTCTTTAGTAGTGACCCGCAGCTCGGACACTTGGACACTGACACCGGTCAGTGATTCAAAGTAAATGGATTCACCGGTGTCGTAATCGTATTCTCTGCCCACCTCGGTCAGTGTGCAGAGGAACCCTGCCAAGGCTTGAATGTCTTTACCGGACATTCCCTCAGGCAGCGCGAAGTTATTACCGTTGATGTTGATTGTCTTTAATGTTTTCATCTCTATTCTTTCTAGGTTGGTTGCACTGGATCGGCTGATCCAGTGCTTGTATTTTAATTGACTATTACGTTGAATGTCAAACTATTTTTAATCACTGCTTCCACTTCATCGGCCAGATTGTCCGATGCCCATTCCTTGATCTTATCGTCCACCACGTCGTCGACGTTGTAGTCATTCACGTCGAAGTTATCGGACAACCATTCGCTGATCAGGTGGTCATGATCCACATTGTTGTCCATCCAATCGCTGATCTGCTGGTCGATGTCGCTGCTGTTGGCCTTGATCCGTTCGTCGATCAACTCGATCAGTGCTAAGCGCTCGGGGCTCTGGACATTTAGCACCTGATCCATGGCACCCAGTACAGTATTGAGCAGCACGCGTGCTGCTGTTTGCACTGCCACTGCGTCGCTGCTGGCGGCTGCCAACTGATCCACGTATTCGAGAGCAGCAGCCACGTCCACGCCACGGCTGCCGAACAAGTCGTTACGGTAACAAGCTAAAGGGTTTTTCATTTCTCTATCCTTTCTGAGTGCGGCCTCAATCAGACCGTGAATGAATTACATCACGGCCTGTGGTTCGCGTCTAATGAATTGTTTCTATCGGAGCGTAAGCTCCGATAGTCAGCAGCCCTCGATTCTTACGCCGCCACGTGGACCGAGCGACAACAAACAATCAGGATATTCGTCGAGGGTCTCGCGCCGTGAAGCGCGATGCAGCGAAGCTTCGATTCGCTGCTCATACCGCGCCAGCTCTTGCGCGACTCGCTGATATTTATTAATCGCTGCCTGCTTTGTTCGATAGCAGAGCGCGTCATCGAGGTAATCATCGCCGATTCTTAGGAACCAATATTGTTTGGTGATTGTCATCGCTCTATCCTTTCTGTTGTGGAGCGCCCAGTATAGGCGCTCCAGTGCCCGCGTCCAATGGTTTGTTTCTATCGGGGCTCGCGCCCCGATAGACTACCAGCTCGATTGATACTCGAATGTCCAGCTATCGTCCACGGCCTCGAGTAATTTGGCCAGCTCGTCCGCAGTGCGTTGGAGCTCAGAAAAATAGTAGTCGCCATATTCATACCCGCCAAAGAAAAAACCCTCATTTGGGGGCAAAAGCTTTTTGGCCAGCTTGCGATTGTCAAGCACTTTGCGGCACAAATCTACCAGCGCCTGCAAGTCCTCGCGCCCTACTTCATAAGGCTGACAATCGTCTTCACCATCCTGCACGTTTTTGACAAACCAGCCGTGTATCTGATTTGCTTTGCGCCAGTAGGCAGCGCGGCAGCGAACCTCGCACAATTCCAACGGAGCGGGAATATCAACGCCGGAAACCTTCACGCCTTCGCGTTCCTCGCTCCACAAATAGCGCTTAGCGCTTAAATACATATCGAGTCCCATATCTCTATCCTTTCTGAATGTTGAGGCCTCAATTGTGCCAGCGCCAGCGCCCGTGTCTAATGAATTGTTTCTATCGACAAAGCGCCAGCAATAGATTCTTACCACGGCGAGCCCACCCGCCCCCGCCGCCACCAATTAGGGAAAAAACAAACGCGGTTCGCGCAGCGCGAACCGCGAAGCAATGGCAAAGGGCAAAGCGCCAGCAACCGCGCACCGGCTGCCGCCGGTGCGCGAACCGTGGCCAAGGCCACGGGCAACACGGGGCGCGAATCACGCGCCCCGCTCCACGCACCGCGCCACGTTTCACGCGGTGCAAGCGCCGAGGCTCGGGGACTGGTTTACGCTGGGCAAATTAACAGGGGATCGATCAATTAATTTGACCGATCCCCCTCGATAGCGTGCAAAAAAGCCGATTAGTTAAGCCGCGAGCAATTCCAAAGCTCGGTTTTTAATCGCTGCGCCGGTGCCAAACCATGCCGATTCGAGGCGCGTATTGTCGCTGCGGCCTCGCTCATGATCGACTAATTCAGTCACCGCGTTGAGCATCCCCCAGCGCGTGCCAGTCACGCCGCCAATGTCCGAACCAATGGCCGCGCCATCGAATAATTGAATGATTCGCTTATAAGCACGTGATTCGCTGATGTCGATTTTGCCAGTGTGATAAGGCTTGAGCAGCTCCGATACAAACGCGTCCGCCTCATCCGCGCCCATGGGCTCGCCCGCCAGCTTGCGCGATTCAACTAAAAAGCGCTCCCAGTTGTTGGCCACAATGCCCAGCTCTAATCGCACCGCGTCCGCGTCGAACCGCTCACTGTGCAGCACACGAACCGAGGCAGTATTGTCACCTAGCGCCGCCGTGATGGTGTTATTGCATACCACGCGAACCGTGGTGAATTTCGCCACTGTGGCCATGGTGCCATCGTATGAGGTGCCAAGCAGTAAATAAGGCTTGACGGTGTCCCCCTCGACAATGTCCGCGCCAGCGCCTACCGATGCCAGCGCCCACACGCGCCGCCCGTAACTGAGCGCGCCCGCTGTTTCCATTTGAAAGCCGCCCAGCTTGACCAAATTATCAAAAAAGCCCATAACCTCGGCGGGCTGCACTACGTGGTAACCGTCCGATACCACGGCCAAAGGTGCGCCGGTGTCGCTACGGTGTAACACTTTGCGCCCCTTGAATAATTCGGGCTCAGTGGCCGCAGCAGTGCGGAACAGTACGGGGGATTCAAGCACGCTATACGCTAAACCCGCCTCACGTGTCCACGTCTCAATTGACGCATCCGCGCTCAGGGTTTGGCCGAGGCCGTGCCATGGGGTTTTGCCCGCGTATGCCATTGCAGCGGTGCCAGTTGTTGTGTCGATCATGTGTGCCATGTTGCTATCCTTTCTGAGTTGAATCGATAACCGCCCGGTCATCGATGGTTTGAATTCTAGTCTATTGTCCGCACCGGTCAATTGAATTATTTCGATCGATTCGGGGCCTTCAATTAGCCATATCTATCGAGCAGCCACCCAATAAAAAGCCAGAGTAAAACCGCGCCGATTAATATCATGCGGCCACCTCGCGCCCAATGTCGCCCGCGATATGGTGCCGCAGCATCGAGCCCACCGGCAGCGAGCGGGCAAAATCGCGCACGGTTTGCGCGTCGTTCGCATGTCCGGTTTTGCGCGTACCGTGCCACTGAATAGCCGTCGGGCCGCTGGCTGCATAACACCCACCCGCCGCGTCGGTGCCTACTCGTTTTTTTCCGGTGCCATGGGCAACAAATACAACAACAAAGTCCCGTTCACCACGTGCGCACAACGGGGAACCGTTGCCACAGTCCGCGCAAGTGAATGATTCGGCCAGCTCAGCGGGGCAGCGTGCAAATGTCACGCCGTGTATTTTGCGCGGCCAGCTCTCGGCAGTGTCCACCGGGGCAGCATATACAGCGGGACGGCCCAGCTCTACAGTGCGCACCGCGTCCGCGATAGTGTCGCAGCTCGCGTTAATTGTCGTTTTACCCGGTGCCGGTGTCGGCAGCGCCTCAGCGGGAAAGTGCGAATAAGCCCATGCAACACCACGGCGCGGGACCGCGTCATATACAGCGGCCAAATAATCCGCGTCGATATGGTCGGTGCCGGTGTCACTTTTCGGATGTAGCGCACACGTGCGCGGGCACGTGCCATAGGTCTCATGTTCACCCGCGCGATAAGTGACTGCGATGGGGCCGGTTTTTTTGTTGGCAGAAATTGCAACGGTTTTCAGCATGACTCTATCCTTTCTTGATTTGTGAGCGGCCAGTATAGGCCAGCTCCGGCACAATGCCAAATTGATTTTTTAAATAATCCAGCCGCTCCGATAGCTTGGCTTTATTGATCGGTTCAACGATAAAAAGCCCGTCGAAATAATCGCGCCCCCACTGTAACGCCTCACGTTTCAGTCGAAATATTTTCGAGGCATCCTCACGGCGAGAATGCGCCCAATAAACACAAACCGGTTTTTTCATGAATCTATCCTTTCTGTTTGCTGAATTATTTCAGCAGCTCTGATTTTGCCAAAGCCGGGCAAATTGTCCAATTGTTTCTTTCGATCAACTAAGCCGCCCCGATAGATATTCCCTCAGGGTCAGCCAGTCCATGCCCCGGGATTTCCACTCCGCCATCGGCGGCAGCCGCAAGCCATCGGCAGCAAGGGCAACCGCATCACGGCCATGGTAGAGCAATATTCGGTCGACATTCAAAACAAGCACAAAGCAGGGCCGCCCCATCAGCGCATGCCGAGTCAAAAAAGCAATTTGGTGCGGTCGCAATGTCACCTTCAAGCCACGGGAGACAACCTTTAATTCCACCGTGACAAAGCAATCGAGCACGCCCACCAGCATGTCGGACACGCCAAGGTTCACGCGGTTTTCGATTCGCTCAATGTCGCAGCCAACACCTTTCAAGCCATCCCGCACACGTGCAGAGAATCGCGCCTCAGGTGTCGTCGCCACGGTCGATCTCGAAAATGTCCGGGGGAGGTTCGGCCACGCCAGAATCAAAAGCCGGGTCTTTCTCGCGCTCGACACTGTCAAGCACTTTGCCCGTGTCAGC